TACAAGGGGCAGAGGATGCTAAATTCCTCTTTAATACGGACACAGCGAAAAAACCCAACATAAAGGGAGCATCCCCCGCTGAAACAGGGGTAGAAGAACCCGATGCAAAGGTAGACGTTACCAAAATGAATTATGAAGAGTTAGCCGCCTATATGGAAGCTAACCCCGAAGCCAAAATCTAAAAAATGAAAGGATTGAAATTCAATGAGTAAATTTGATCAAAAAACCTTTAACCCTCAAGCGTTTGGTAAATATGTTGATATTATACCTAAAATACGCTTGAACGAGTTAATCAAATCAAAGGCTTTACAGCCTAATTCACAAATCCGTCAAGCGTTCAGTAACCAAACGGGCGTAGTATTTGCTACATTACCGATGTTTGGGCGTTTAGACGGTGAACCGTTGAACTATGACGGACAAACAGACATAACCGCACAGACAACTACAACCTATGAAAGAAGTGTGATCGTTACGGGTCGCGCCCAGGCGTGGGTTGAACGTGATTTTTCGGAAGATATTACAGGCGGTGCAGGGTTTATGTCTAACGTAGCGCGGCAAGTATCCGAATATTGGGATGGCATTGACCAGGACACATTACTTGCCATTCTTAACGGCGTTTTCAGTATGACGGGCGCAGACAACTTGAAATTCGTAACAAATCACACTTACGACATTTCGGCGGCTACTGAAAATAAAGTTGGCGCGGCTACTCTCAACAGCGCGATTCAAAAGGCAAGCGGTGATAAGAAAAAGGTTTTCACTATTTCTATAATGCACAGCGTTGTATCAACGAACCTTGAAAACCTTAATTTGCTTGAACGCTTGAAGTATACCGATGCTAACGGTATTCAGCGCGATCTTGAACTTGCTACTTGGAACGGGCGCATTGTGCTTATTGACGATGGGATGCCCACGGTTGATGTTCCCGAAACGGCAACGGGAGCGGGTGACGGTTACACCAAATACACAACCTATGTATTAGGCAACGGCGCGTTTGACTATGAAAATATCGGCGCAGAAGTTCCCTATGCTATGACACGCGATGAAGCTAAAAACGGTGGACAAACAACGCTTTACAGCCGCCAAAGAAAAGTTTTCGCGCCTTATGGTATTTCATTCACCAAAGCGGCGATGGCTTCTAATTCCCCGACAAAAGCAGAATTAGAAACCGCTACAAACTGGACGTTGGTAAACGACAGCAACGGGAAAACCATCGATCATAAGTCGATTCCGATTGCAAGGATTATTTCAAGGGGTTAAAAATACCGTTGTGAAAGGTGGTGGTGTTTGTGCTTAAAAACGTGAAAAAGCGGCTTCAATCCTTGAATTATAATGTTCAAGACGGCGATGAATGGTTAATTATGTTCTGTATTGAACGTGTTGAAAACCGTATAAAGAATAATTGCAACGTCAACGAAATACCCGATGGGTTGCGGGAAATTGCCGTAAATATGGTATGCGGCGAATTTCTTCTTAATATGAAGAATAGCGGCAAGTTGGATGGGTTTGAGGTTGACGTTGCAGAAACCGCAATTAAGCGCATACAAGAGGGCGACACCAACATCGAATTTGCGTTTGGTAGCGGTGAAATGACCCCCGAACAGCGATTAAACGCCCTTATTGATTACTTGATTAAAAACGGAACGGTAGAATTTTCAAGGTATAGGAGATTGCGATGGTAAACACAAAACCAATCTTAAAAAGATTATGGCGTGATACTTGCACGATCACCGAATACCAGGAATACCAAGGCGATGACAAGTCAACAGAATTTAAGGAAGTTGTTGTTTTGGAAAATGAACCGTGCAAGTTATCATTCAAACTTGATTACCCCGTTATACAGACCGACACAACGGCAAATATAACCCAACAAGTGAAGTTATTTATTGACAACGCCGTTAAGGTTAGAGCGGGATCAAAAATTACGGTACAGCGTGAAAATGAAATGTTTAACTACAAACAGAGCGGCGAACCCGCTTTTTTTAGTAGCCATCAAGAAATAATACTTGTACCGTTTAGGGGGTGGGCTTAATTGCAAAAGTAAAAGTTAATATTAAAGGGCTTGAAAAATTCGCTAAACAGTTGAACAAATTGAACAAAGAACAAATTCAAGAGTTTAGCGAAAAGTCAATTAAGGAACTTGCCGCCCGTTTGCTTGCAAAGGTAATTAAGCGAACGCCCGTGGGTGAATATGACAAGCCTGTTACATTCACAGTTCCCGCAGGGAAAAAAGTAAATTTCACAACCAAAAGCGGAAAGGTTGTTGATTTCGTTACAAAAAACCCTAAAACCGTTACGTTTACCCCAAAAACAGGCAAAAAAGGCGGCACTTTACGCAGGGGATGGACAATAGGCGAAGTTACGAAAACAGCGGATGGCTTCTATTCGGTTGAGGTTATAAACCCTACTGAATACGCAAGTTATGTTGAATTCGGACACCGAACAAAAAACGGCGGATGGGCGAACGGGCGGTTTATGCTTACGATTTCGGAACAGGAACTAAAAGCGGATGCGCCTAAAATCCTTGAAGCGAAATTAACAAAGTTTTTAGGGGGTGTGTTCAATGCTTAATTCGATTATTAGCGGTATATGCGAAAAATTAAACGAGGTTTTCGGCGATGACGTTAGGATTTATAAGGACGAAGTAAAACAAGGTTTACAAGAGCCTTGTTTTTTCGTTCAGCTTGTCGCGCCGACAAATACTCAACAGTTGGGAAACCGATATTACCGCAAAAATCTATTCGGCATACAGTACATTCCCAAAAGCGAAACCCGATCGGAATGTTCAAGCGTTCAAGATAAATTATACCTTGCACTTGAATATATAACGGTCGGCGGTGATTTGTGGCGCGGAACAGAGATGCGCGGCGAATTAACGGACGGAATATTAACTTTCTTTGTAAATTTTGACAGCACGGTTTATAAAGCGGTTAATTCCGATCCTATGGAAGATTTAGAAAATACCAATATTGATGTGAAAGGAGTATAAGCAACATGGAAAATATGCACACGGAAAAAACCTTAAAGGGTTTGAACAAAGAACAGCTACTTGCGATTGCGGCGGCAAACGGAATTGAAGTTACAGAGGGTACAAAAAACGATGACATCAAGGCTTTAATTTTGGAAAAGGGATGCCCTATTGCAAACGGCGAAACCAAAACAGAGGAACAAGACGGCAATGTTCCTAAATTTACAAAGGATCAGATATTGGCATCAAAATGGTTTACGCACAGGCGCGATGCGTTAAGTGTGTTACTAAAAGACGATGAGCAGTATTCACACGCCGAGGTTGATAAAATTCTTGGCGAATTTTTGAAAGGTAAGGTGAATTAAAATGGCACTTGGCGGCGGTACATTTATAGCACAGAATAAAATATTACCTGGAAGCTATATAAATTTTGTCGCATTGTCGGTCGCAACGGCTACATTGTCCGATCGCGGCGCGGCGGCAATGCCCCTCATGTTGGATTGGGGCGTAGACGGTGAAGTTTTTGAAGTTACAAGCGGGGATTTTCAAAAAAATTCATTGAAGATTTTCGGTTATGATTTCGCGCATCCGTCTTTGAAAGGGTTACGGGATTTATTCCGTAATATCAGACTTGGTTATTTTTTCCGTTTGGGAACAGGCGGCGCAAAAGCGGAAAATACCTATGCAACGGCTAAATATGTTGGTGTGCGTGGCAATGCCTTAAAAATCATTGTTCAAATCAATGTAGATGATGCTGCAAAAAAGGATGTTACAACCATTCTTGAAAATTCTGTTATTGACGTTCAAACGGTAACGACAGCCGCAGAATTAAAGAACAATGATTTTGTAAATTTCAAAACGGCGGCAACTCTAACAGTTACGGCGGGTACAGCATTGACAGGCGGCGCAAATGGAACTATTGCAAACGGCGATTATCAAACTTTCCTTGATAAAGTCGAGGGTTTTCAGTATAACGCAATAGGATGCCCGTCAAATACCCCCGCGATCAAGTCAATGTTTGCGGCGTTTAGTAAAAGATTACGCGATGAACAGGGCGTTAAATTTCAAAGCGTGGTATATAATCACGCCGCAGATTATGAGGGTGTTGTCAATGTCAAAAATGAAGCCCTTGACGAAACAGGCGATGAGGTTGGCGGGTTAGTGTATTGGGTTACGGGTGTTGTAGCGGGTACAGCCGTTAATAAATCCGCGCTTAATAAGGTTTATGACGGCGAATATACCCCCAACGTAGATTATACCCAAATACAGCTTGAAAACGCTATTAAAGCGGGTGAATTTACGTTTCATCGGGTTGGTAATGACATCCGTGTTCTTGCCGATATAAACAGTCTTGTCAATGAAACCGTAGAAAAGAACTATTTGTTCAAGGAAAACCAAACAATAAGGGTTATTGATCAAATAGCGATGGACATCGCCGCGCTTTTCAGTAAGAAGTATTTAGGTGTTGTTCCCAATGATCAAGCGGGGCGGTTAAGTCTGAAACTTGACATTGTAAAACACCATGAACAGCTTCAAGAAATACGCGCAATACAGGATTTCAGCGATGAAGATGTAACCGTTGATCGCGGCAACACCGCAAAGGCGGTTGTAGTAAACGATTTAATAACCGTTGTAAATGCGATGGCGCAACTTTATATGACGGTTGTAGTAGCTTAAAGAAAGGGGTGTTATAAATG